GCAGGATCAAGACAACGCGATCAAAAACTTGGTGACCGTAGTGATTGAAGGACGTTTGGCATTGCCTACCTACCTGCCGGGCGCAGGTCGATATGGTGATTTTGCCGACGCGATTAGGAATGCAGGTAATTCTTAATCTGCTTGGAATTGACTCCACTCCAGCGCCTTAGGGCGTTGGGGTAGGTTCAACCCAATAAGGAGCAATATGCCACAATACCGCGTTATACGAAGTTTTTCGAACGGCTCGAAGCTAGCGACAAAGGGCGAATTGATTGAACTCAATCCAGTCCATGCCGAGCCACTCGAAAAAAGAGGTTTTATTACAACGGCCTTTCGTAACAAAAGCGAGAAAGCCGTGCAGGAAATAAATAACTTAGCCTATATCGTACAGGACAAAGGCAATATGTTCTTTGTGAAGCGTGAGGGCGAGGAGTTAGGCCGATATACCAAAGCCAAAGCGATAAAGGTACGCGATGAGATTAATCAATCGATATGACAAAGCGCTGTTACTGGCTAAAGTGACCAAGACGGACACGGGTACGGCTCCGCTAACGAGCGCGGACGTAAACGACTGGGCAAAAACCAGCGGTGTCGATTATGCCGACTTGATTGCGGAATGTATCGACTTGGCCGAACGTGAAAACAACTTTTCGATTATTGCCAAGACGTGCGTTGCGACCTTTTACGGCGGTGGTGGTAACGTAGCACGCTTGCCGTTTGGTCCTGTAATTGCGGTTTCATCCGTTACGGGCGGAGGCGTGGCGGTCGACTCGGACAATTACGAGTTGATCGGAAACGAAGTGATATTCGAGTTCGGGCAGACTGAGACGGTCGTTGTTACCTATACGACGGGTTTTGGTACGGTTCCAAGCGGTATCAACTTGGGTCTAAAGAAAATGATCCTGTCGAACTACGAGGACAGACAGGACAACGTAATCGGTACGGGCGTTGCGAAGTTCCCGAACCATTCGCGTAAACTGTTTATGCCTTATAGAAACTTTTAAACAATGGCAATCCGACGCACACAACATAGCAACATTGGCAAGTTGAACAAGCTCGCAACGGTCCAGACGTATACGAACGTATCGGACGGGATGGGCGGGTTTATCACGACTTGGGCGAATGATGGAACGGTGTGGTGCGATATAATGCCGTTGAGCGGGTCACAGCGACTCGAATACGGTAATCTGACTACTGATGTATCACATAAGATTGAAGCGCGTTACAGCGTGAATCTAAGCGAACAAAAGCGATTGACTTACGCAGGGCAGACCTTTACGCTCAAAGCTGTTATCAACAAGGGCGAAGATGGCGACTTTATGGAACTGTTAGCCTCGGAGGAGCAATGAGCATCAAAGTACAAGGTATCAACGACGCTATCAAAGCGCTTAAAAAGTACGAAGCCGAGGTGGTACGTGATACGGCAAAAGCTATGAATTTGGCTATGATTATGACGCAGACCGAGGCGAAACTTCGCGCGCCAGTCGATACGGGTCGATTAAAGTCGTCTATCGTTACGACTAAGGCGAAAGTATCGGATTTAGTTGCATCGACCGTTGTAAATGTGAATTACGCGCCGTTCGTTGAGTTCGGGACGCGTTCGAGCGTTGAGGTTCCGCAAGGACTTGAAGAATATGCGTTACAGTTCAAGGGCAACAATTCGGGTGGGGTCGGGATGACAGCTCGCCCTTTCCTGTTCCCAGCGTGGGAAAAAGAACGTCCTAAATTTGAACAAGCACTACGGGAGTTATTACAGCGATGATTGACGTAGGACTACTTATGCAGACCGAATACTTTTCGTTATTGAACGGGCAGATAACCTATGCCGGTTCGATTGTTCCCGTTTACGATACGGTTCCGGCAACTGCGACCTATCCATATATCGCGATTGGCGATAAGACCGACGTTGATTTTTCGAACAAGACGACGCAGGGCGCTGAGATTACACAGGGATTGAGCGTAGTCGACCGATTCCAAGCTAATACGGGCGGACGAAATTCGACCTATACGATTTCAAGTAGCATCATGCAGATTCTAACGGCTCGACCGAATCCGTTCAACATCGAAGAACTCAACGTGGTCACATCGGTATTGGATAACTCGCTGACCCGTCAGGAATTGACCGCGACCTATCATTATCGCATCGTTGAGCTTCGATACCGACATTTAATCGAATACATCGGAATCGGTGTGTTCGGCGACACCTTTGACCTAAGTTTTAACTAATATGAGCCTATTAAGCGACGCACTTACAATCAAAAACGAAACCGTACCGCGTGCAAATACCGCGCTTCGTGTCGGTGGTCTGCTCGAAGATATGGTCGACCAGTTCGATACGGCTTATATCAACTACTTCGATTTTTCAAGCGCTGCGGTCACGACGATAGTACAAGCTGACACGTGGTACAAACTGAACACGACTACCACGCAGGGATTCAGTCGAGACGGATTGGTACATTCTAACAACCGAATCACGTGGACAGGTGCAACTACTCGAGTCTTTAAAGTCGAGGGCATCGTGTCGCTTGAATCAGGCAACAATAAACAGATTCACGTCGGATTCTACAAAAACGACGCACTTTGGCCGTGTTCGGAGCAGGAAGTAACCACATCAGGAACAGGCAAGGCGAGCAACATCGCTTTCCATTGTCTGCTCGAACTTGCACAAAATGATTTTATCGAGGTCTGGGTCAAGAACGCAACGGGAACGAACGACGTGACCCTAGACAATGTCAACGTAATTGTATCACAACTTTAACACCACCCAAAACAGGAGATAACACAATGCCAGCATTTAACGGAACCACCATATTACTTCGAGCCGACGGAAATCCATTGGCTCTATTGACCGACACGACTTTAAACATCGAGCAGGATCTTCCAGATGCGACTTCAAAAGACGCAGGCGGATGGGCTGACCACATCAACGGGCTGCGATCATTCTCGGTCGACGTTGACGGTCTTGCCGACTTCACGGGAACGACTGGAAACGCTACGATACTTTCCGACTTTATTACAGGACGCGAAAACGTATCGTTCCGATTCGCGACGACTACTGCCGGACAACTGCAATACAGCGGAACCGTATCGCTTGCATCGCTATCTATAACCGCGCCGAACGAGGACACAGCGACTCTGACCGGTTCGATGACAGGTAAAGGCGCATTGACCGTAGGAACCGTAAGCTAATGCGTATATTTGCAACCAAAGAAATCGAGTGTGGCGGGCAGAAACGACCTTT